CAAAGAGAACTAAGTCCTTTGTCATCAGTAACTTTCTTTTTTAACCATTTTAATACCATGATAATCTCCTTAAGTGATGTGTAATCTACGCCTGTTAGGCTTTAATTTTTTATCTTTACTGCGGTGTGTACCTGCAGCAACAAGTTTACCGTCACGATGGGAATAATCTAAACCATCCCCAACGGAACCTTTGTGCCTATGTTTATCAGCATTACGTCTGATAGCAATAGCTTTCTCTGTTTGCATATACTTCTTTTGATATGCATTCTTTTTCGCTTTAGCAGCGGGGTGAGAATCGTAATAAGATTTAGACGCGCCCATAGAGTCTCCTGTTAACTAAACCAGGATCTACTTTAGGCATTATCTTATTTAACTTATCAAGTGGGTTACCATCGTAAGCCACACCACTTATATCATTTATTTTAAGCCAATCGCAGGCTGCTTTTAAGTCTTGAGTACTAGCCTCGCCACTCTTAACCCGTTTAAGGAATTCAGTAGTGACGAGGTTATGTAACTCATTAAACTGTTGTTCTGTGGCTTTAGCCATTACCATTCACCACTTTCTTTTAATTTATCTATTAAATCTTGAGTAGATTTGTTGGTATGTCCACCTTCTTTCTTCCGTTTTATAGCTTCTATACCAGACTTAATATCTGATTGGGTTGTATTATTCTTCTTTCCCCAAAAAGCTACATTTATTGTTTTAGCTTTTGGAGATGAAGTCATTCGGCTAATGTTGCGTACCATTATGAAAATAGTTTTTCTTTTACAATTTCTAATGCTTTATCATCAAGTTTATTATCAGTTCTCTTAACATATGCTTCTAGTACATCAACTATAAGCTGTTTAACTGAATCTGATTTAATAAAGGCGAGGAGGATGGGCTTGATTAATAGTGTCATTGTTTTAGTGGACATTTAGGTGTACTTTTATGCCAAGGTTTATACCAAGGCTTAGGTGGTTCTTTACATTCAAGAACCTTTTTTTGTGCTTTTTTATATGCAACTATAGGTATAACATCACTACATAAGTGATATACACGTGAACCGGGAAGTAACATGAACCCTTTCTGTTGAAGTTTTGCACAGTTATCTATCCGTACAAGTTCAAAATTAAGTTTCATCTTTTCTTCTTGACGTGCTGCCATACGTCTGCATTGCTCTAATCCTCTTTTATCAAGAGGAATCATGAAATTAACTTGAAATCCCCAGTTCTCTGCTACAGTATAACTCTGTTGTGCCATTTCATCGTCGAATGGAGTAGTATGATTACCCATATAGAATGGGCTAAAGGTCATAGTACTACCATTACAACTTATGTTAGGTCCGTAGACTTGTCTGGATGGAGCTCCATTGTTTTGAAATTGTACAGCTTGGTTTGTAACGTTGCCAGTAGCAGCAGCAACTGGATTAGAGGTATTGTTTGTCTCACCTTCATCAGCACGAACTGGTGCTATTGAGAGAAGACTGATAAGGATACCGTAGTAGAGGTAGTGTCTATTTCTCTTTCTATCTCTGTTACGGATAATACTTGGCTGGCTGCCCTTGTTATTACTTCTAGAGTAAAGGGATCTCCAACTGTATGTATTGTAAAGACGGAATCTGAATCTACTATTCCTCCAGATGTTGCTGAAGTATGAGTAATATTTGTTCCATCCCATGAATTTAAAGCTGATCCATAAGTTGTGGTGGTTATTTCCTCCACGATTTCTTGAGTTGTAGTCGTTGTTGAGTTCATGGACCCCTGAGTGAATTGTGGGGTCACGAGCTCGGCTCTTGCTACCGTGGGGGATGCCAGTAGGAAGAGTAATAGCCATTTTTTCATTCTTCCTTTTTCTTTACCATAGGACAGTTGACGGGTGTGTTACCCTTTCCGCTTTTATTACCAGTGGTCAAGCCAAAAGTCGCAAGTGCACCCGTAAACACACTGGCAACGAACGTGATATCTGAGTTACCAGATTTCTTAACCATAGGTAATTCTACGTAGTTTAAAGTTATAATGAACCCACTCCAAACAACTACGCCAAGACGAACGAATGTACCAAGGATCTGTATTTGAGCTTCTTGGTCTTCTATTCCGTCTTTGAGTTTTTTGAGGAGTCCTTTTTTTTCTTCTGGTTTTCCTTCCATTTATTAACTTTAGCTTGTAATTGTTTCTGAACCTTTTTCTTAATAGGTTCAAATAAGGATTGAGTAACAGAGGTAGTTGCCACTGCCACTACAGCTGTTGTTACAGCCGTTATTACTACCGCAGTTTCCGGTATAGGCATTTGAATATCTAATACCGGAATCTTAAGAGTAGGTGCTACAGGCTCTTCTGTCGTCTCTTCTGCCTCAGTCTCTTCAGGGCGCTCTAAATCAGCTGGAGGTACGATCATAGGTTTATAGGCCGGAACGTCCGCTGTAGGCGGTCTGAAGTACAACTGAGGGATATCGAGAGCTTTAGGTAGGGTTGGAGTCGGAAGGTGTATCTGAGACATTATCCAACTCCTCTAGAACCTTCAATGCACCTTGTAATTCTGTAGCTTGATTGAATAGTGCTTCTTTCTTTTGAACAAGTTCATTATGCTCTTTCACTACACTCTCAAGTTGTTGTTTAATTAGTAATTTCTTTTCTGTAATTCCTTTTGTCATAATTGGGTGTTAATTAATTTAATGCAGTTCTAATAGCTGCAGTATCTGATGCATTATCGATAGAAGTTTGCATTGTTGCGTATTTAGCTCTTATCTTCACTCTTTCCGCTTCTGCAGTATCTGTATCAGATCCAGGGATCTGTTTCATAACGATATCATCATAAGGTTTGAATTCCTTTAAACGATCATATCTTCTTTTTTCATGTGCTAACTTCTTAGATTCTGTTAAATCTTCTTTAACAGTTTCACCATCTTTTCTCCAAGCATTTCTGAATGTTCTATCAGCAGGAAGAACTGAATCTTCTACTATTTTATAATCAGTTATACCTTCTGGTAAATGTTTTTTAATGCACGCTTCTTCTGTTATACCAATAGGGCGCATTACTTTTGTGATTTTTGTAGTGGGATCATCCCAAATAATTACTTTAGCCATTAATCTATATCGAAAATTACAAAATGAATGTTATCCCAATCATCTTGAGATAAACTAGGAGCATCATTATCAACTCGTCTCATAGATAGATCTGCAGATGATTGATTATTAACTTCGACAACACCAAAACCAAAGATTTGACTACCTGTATTTACAGGATGTACATTAATAATACCAATACATTCGTTATCAGTTGAAAGGTCGTGAGTGAAGCCAACGGTATAGTTTCCAGAACTATTATCTGTAAAAGAATCTAAACCCCATTCTTTATCGACATGTGCTGTACCTTGTCCATCCACTCTACCCATTGCATGGACGATACCCATACCTTTACAGCCTTCGGCCCAAGTATTAAATTTCAGGACGTTATTATGGTATAAATTTACTCCACCATCAGGAGTAAATACTGCTAAGTTTTCATTACCACCTGCATCTTGTAATTGAATAGTATTACCACGTATATCAAATGACCCAGAACCATTCTCTTTAAAAATGGTTTTATTACTACTAGCCTCATGCCACATCTGGAAATCATCTCCAGTACCCAAGTACAGCTTCTCATCATCGCCAAGATAAACAGCATCAGCAACCATATTGCCTGTTACCTGTACTCCACCGGAGGTAGTTTCAAATTTCTTTGAGTTATTATGGTAGAGTTCAACAGACCCATCTGCATTAAAAGTGGCCATTGATTCAGCAGAACCACCGTCAGTAGTATGTTGAAAATATATATTATTTTCAGCTTGAATATAGAATTGTCCTGTATCATTTCTTAGATACGAATGTGCTCCACCAGTATGGTAGAGCATAAGGTCGTGATCAGTACCGAGATAAATTCTATCGCCATCTGGGATTCTAAAAACTCCATCAGATGAAATTGTTAAACGAGTAGTACTTGAACCTCCAGATGGTGTTGTTTTAAAGACTAAAGAGTCACCAGCTGTTTGAGATTCATAAATAGAAGTAGTACCTGAATGAGAGAATTTAACTCCAGCAGTACCACCCATTTGTAACTCACCAGTTACCTTCGCTCCACCTGAAGTAGTTTCAAATTTCTTCGCATTATCATAGTATAATTCAACAGCCCCATGAGGCTTAAATACTGCAGCTGTTTCCGCATAATCAGGAGCAATTATCAGATCACCTTCACCTGATGTATTTCTATATGCAGCATAAATAGCTGGTCCACGATCTTGTGAACCAAAAGTGAAACTTAAAGCTGAATGTACATTATTTGAATCACTAGAATTATTAATTTGAAGTAGTTGTGAAGCTGCATAATCTAAACTAGTATTAGTCGATGTACCTTTTATTATTAAATCATTGCCATCAAACAGAAGATTACCTTCGCCTTGCATAGCATTAGCACCTGTCACCGTAACAACTGTATTATCAGTTGATCCAGATAGGGTTACACTTGCAGGAACATTTTCAAAAGCTGGAGGTGAGCCAGCTCCTGTTGATGTTAATACTTGTCCATCAGAACCCGGTCCTACTGCAACTGGATCTCCATTAGCATCATATGTAATTATTTGTCCATCTGTTCCTCCTGCCATCTTAGCAAGAGTTATAGCATTATCAGCTATATCAGCTGTAGCAACTGTAGCATCAAGAATACTTTTTGTTGTTATTTTATTTAATGAGTTTGCCATTTAGCCTGCCTCCAATGCTGCGACTTTAGTTTCCAATGTTTCAATTTTAGTGATAGCAGTTTGAAGAGCTTGTACTAAATGAGGGAATATTGTTCCAGCTGCAAGAGATTGATATTCAGGGTTACCTTCTGAATCTACTGCATCTTTAGTACCTGTAACTGCTTCTGGGAATACTGCTTGAAATTCATCAGCTACCCATCCAACAACATCTTTTGCTGGATTTTCACCTATAACTGATTTAGTTTCATCATTAGAAACTTCATCATATAATTTAACTGGTATAGCTTTTATCTTATCGTAACCACCAGTGTAAGATCTGAAGTTAGTTTTTAATCTACGATCTGAATATGTAGACCATTGTGGATCAGAACTTCCGCTACTACCTGAGACAGCTTTACCTCTACCATTACCAGCTACATCAAAGGTGAACATAGTGGACTGAACATTATCTGCTACACCAGATCCATTCTTTGCAATTTTTAAAACATAACTACTTTGTGAAGTCTGTTGAGATGTGAATTGAACCCATTCATCATCGTTGCATTTCATTACATCTTGCCAACCTCCATCATGATAAGTTTCAAGAAGCCATTCACCATTAGTTTTTGCTAATGATCTCCATTGATCGGCATTATCATCAGCTTCATCTGCAGAGTAGTATAGTATAGCATCTTCACCTTCATCACCTCTAATAGTCAAGTTATTTCTTGATTCACCACCAGTTGAAGCAGTTCTAAATCTCCATGAATTATCATGATATAATGTAACAGCCCCATCAGCCGTAA